GCTTGAAGATGCCTTTGGTTTAGAACCGGATGGCGTATTTCCACCATCAGTAAATGAATATGCTGCACGAATTGGAATGCTACAAGAGTCAGATAATAATCATGGACTACTTGCCCATATGTATGTACGCCATTTTGGTGAATTGCATGGTGGCCAAATGATTAAAAAGAAAATCCCTGGCAATGGTATCATGTACGAATTCGAAGGCGATACGAAACATCTTATTGAAGAGTTTAGAAAACTCCTAGATGACGATATGGCTGAGGAAGCTAAGATTTGCTTTGATTTTGCTTCTCAGCTTTTTGATGAATTGTCTGTTGACATTTCTTAGTTTATATTATATAATAATACTATAGCAACAACTTAGAGGAGGTACTGTTATGGACATGACAGCACACGAAGAAATCGAAACTAAGGATTATGCAAAAGCCGCACGAATGGCACGCAGCGAAACAGCGCGGTCAAGGCGAAAAACTACAAAGCAAATCCGCGAAATCAAACTTATGAATGATTGGGCGCGCAAAAGAAGGGCACGTAAAAACAAATGACACCACTTTGGGATCGGCTAAATACTTACGCTGAGTTTATTTTTAATAGTTTTGAAGAAAAGTTTGACCGCTGGGATAACGAGGCATATACAGAAGATATGCATTTTCCTGGATGGAAAGATACTTTCTGGCATTCTGATCAAATATACAAAGCGCATTTAAAAACTATCGTACCAGAGAATGGTAAAGGACTTTGGCTTATGCATGTAAATGTATTTCCAGACCCGAGCGTTGAGCTTCCTATTCTTGGTTTTGATATTGTAGCCGGTCCCAAAAAGATTACTGGTTCATTTATGGATTACAGTCCATTACATGGATTTCCACATCCATATAACGATTATATGAAACAATCAGTTGCAAATTTAGAATGGAATAAACCAAGAGAATTGCCACCTTGGGCAAAAGAAATATTTTCAGAGAATATGATAGCCGTTGGTAATATCAATACTGAAGAAGAGTTAGACCAATTTATTATGGTAACATCTGATTTAGTAACTCACTATTTAGAAAACTTAGAGCAAAACGCTTTTAAAACAAATAGAAATACAATACCAATACTAAACAAGTATTGTTCAAACCAAAAACTTAATCCACATTTACATCGCTCTATATTAGCTATGGGTATATCCGAGGCTGATAAAGATGCCTATGTTAATGGTGTTCTATTTGAGGAGATTTAAATGGCATTCTTAGTACATCCATTACCGCCAGTGAACGTATACGTAAAAATGGAATACCTATATGATTTAGAACCAGGCCATCCAAGCTGGGGTAATTTGACTCCGGGTATTTGGATTAGTGTTAAATCAACTCAATCAAAAGCATTGTATTTTGAAACATTGCTTACTGATTACGGAGCGTTGTATGATAAATTACCTATATCAGCTTTTGTTTGGAAAGAAGACATCAACATTGATGAACAACTCCCGCTTGACGTTCTTCAGCTGTGGGATTGTTTTGATTATGATATTACTGTTATTCAAAAACCCATTTTGTGCAGATGCGAGTTTTTTGGAAAAGACAAAAAGATGCATGCTGGAGAATACGAATTCACAATTGATAATTGTCACCGCGATTCTTCCATCATTGACACCAACTTCAGCGAGCACGACCCTGAGCACAAATCATTTAATGTTATTAGACTGGACAACGGTCAATTCGCTGCTCAACCAAACAACAGGGTTATCTGGCGAGATAGCTCCTTAACACCTGAAGATTTAAAACGACCAGACTTTAAAGTCTGTACACAAAACTACGCGGTTGAAGACGAACCAAAATGGTCAGTTGGTCATACTGATGAATGGCAATATAAAACGAAAGAAGAAGAAAAAAGTAGTTGACATACTGAATATAGTATGTTAATATAAATTTATATTACAAGACAGGGGAACTTCTATGGCTGAGCCAATCGAGATCGTGGGCTGTTGCAAAAATGTAGACATCACGAGTGGTAATACTTATGTAATGTTTGGCAAGTGGAAATATGATGTTAAAATAGTTTATTGTAAAAATTGTGGATCCAAGAAGGCAACTTCTTATATAAAAGAATTTTATTACAACGGAAAGGCAGCATAATAATGAATGTATTAATGGGTGAAAACGGCGGACAAAGCCTGAAAGCGGAGTATTATGGAACAGAAAATGGTTGCGGAGTTAGATTCTTTATCAACGGCGAGTTCATTAAAGAAGAAATCTACGAAGGTAAAAGCGTACATTGGGCTGAGTCAGCAGCTTCAAACTGGCTTCAAGGTATCAAAACTCTCAATGGATGAAAAAGCAATGGCGATTACGCCAAGGACACCTGAAAAGGTGCACCATGAAATAGCTTATATGCTATCAAACGGTGTTAACTATATAGATGCTTTAGTAGAATATGCTCGTATACACAAGCTAGAAATTGAGGTGGTTGCTGACATTGTTAAAAAATCTTCCATCTTAAAAGAAAAAGTTCGTACTGAAGCAGTTAAAATGAAAATGGTGATACAAGATGATCCTGACATCACAAAGTTATGCTAACGAGGAATCATTTCATTGGTATGTAAAATACCTAGCAATGAAAAAGCATTTCACAGATAAAGGCTATAACTACCAAAAATATCGTGGAAAAATAAGAGCGTCGTATGACAAGTTTAGAACTCGTAACGACGTTTATTTTTTCGGTAAACTATCTGAAAAAAGCGATCCAGAAAAACTAATGTTAGCTAACATGATTGTTAAGCCCAACATCTGGATCCGTGAAATCCTAGAGCCTATTGGTGAGGAACGTTATATCGAATGGCAAAGAAAAATAGATTCTTTGACTAGGGTATTCAAAAACGACCTCGCCAAACTCGATGAAAACTACCAAGCTAATTTTACATCGGTACAAGGTCAGCATCCGTTGTTGATTACTTTGTACTTACAAAAACAAATTAGTTTGGAAACAATTACTATCTTAGCTTCGTTATCAAATATTTTTCCCTATTGGGAGAAAGAAATAGTTGACAAAATCGTAGCTTATGATATAATAATACTACTAGGTAAGTATAGACCTTTCCTAGAGTACGATGAAAAAAAGTTCAAAAACATTGTTCGCGAACAGTTTTTCTGATATAAATATAACGTTACCTTGTGTAACTATATTTCGCAATACAAACAAATGCTATATAACGCAAAATTAGGAGATACAAACATGACTATGTCATTTGACGCACTTAAAAAGAATCGTTCAAGTTCACTAAACAAATTGAACGAACAGCTCGAGAAAGTTTCTCAAAAGAGCTACTCAGATCCCAACGAAGGTAAAATGTGGAAACCAACTCGTGATAAAGCGGGTAACGGCTTTGCTATCATTCGTTTCTTGCCTGCATCACAAGGCGAAGAAATGCCATTCGTACGTATTTGGGATCACGGTTTCCAAGGCCCAACAGGTCTATGGTATATCGAAAACTCGCTTACAACACTTAACCAGGATGATCCGGTTTCTGAATACAATTCCAAACTTTGGAATACAGGACTTGACTCGGATAAAGAAATTGCACGTAAGCAAAAGCGTCGCCTAAAATACGTTGCAAACGTACTTGTTATTAAAGACTCTGCCAACCCTGCTAATGACGGCAAGGTATTCATGTATCAATTTGGTAAGAAAATCTTTGACAAGTGTAACGATCTTATGAACCCACAGTTCGAAGATGAAACGCCAGTTAACCCATTTGACTTCTGGGAAGGCGCAAATTTCCGCTTGAAAATTCGTCAGTTCGAAGGCTATCCAAACTATGATAAATCTGAGTTTGATTCGCCATCTCCAATTGCTGAAGATGATGCGCAAATTGAAGCCATTTGGAACCAACAGCATAAATTGCAAGAGTTGGTTGATCCCAAAAACTTCAAGTCATATGCAGAGTTGAAAACAAAACTCTACCGTGTACTTGCACTTAACGAGGAACCATCTACTCCGTCAACTGCCATGGATGCGGATGATGATTTGGATCTAAGCAACATGGGTAACATGCAATCATCAGCTCCAGAACCAACACTAAAAGAAGCAATGCCTGCTTCAACATCTAGTGTATCTATGGATGATGACGACGATCTCTCAATCTTCAAGGAGCTAGCGAATGGCTAATAAAGTCTACGAAGAGGTTCTAGACTTTGACTTTGGCTTCAGCTTTATTGATGAAGAACTTCAGGAAAAAGAAGCTGAAGCCAAAGAAACTATTCAACAGGTCAGTAACGAAAAGCAATCACTTGAGGATCAACTTAATGATGCTAAAGTTAAGGCTGATGATTTAGAATATAGGCTAGAGTTACTCTTCAAATCAATTACTCCATTCTTAGATAACCTATGTAAGAATCCGGATAAATCAACTATCTTTTGGCCCGATCGAGTCGGGAAAATTGAAGCCTATAAGGGCAAATTAGCGACGATTGTAGAGGGAAAATAATATGAGTCTATTAGACAAACTTGTGAAAAACAGTACCATTAAAATGACGGCTCCTATTATGGATTCCAAAGTTTATGGTAAAAAAGATATGGCCCCTACGCAGGTTCCTATGGTAAACGTTGCATTATCAGGTCGTATTGATGGTGGATTGACGCCAGGTCTCCTTGTACTAGCAGGTCCATCTAAGCACTTTAAATCAGCATTTGCCTTGCTGATGGCTGGTGCTTATATGCAACGAAACCCAGATGCTGTATTACTATTTTATGATGCAGAATTTGGTACA